ATTTGTCTTCCAAAATCTTCTACAGACTGACCTAGCTGTCTAGCTCTTGCTTCTAAGTTTTGGATTCTAAAATCTGCCATGTTAGATTCCTAAAGTATTTTTTAAGTTACTTTGTTTTGGCAAATAAATTTCTGTACCTGCAACAAAATCATATACAGGATCTTTTATGATATCCATATTTCGCTGTGCAAAGATCCAATATAATTTATGATCACCGTATAGGTCATAGGCAAGTAGATCTGGTCTATAAGTATACTGCGGTTCAATAGTATATAATATATCGTCATTCTCAGCCGGTACAGGTCTGATATTCAACGGACCTAAGTATTGTCCGTTGACTACTTTAGTTTTATAATAAGGACTGCTTTCGTTGTAAATTGCCATTATAAATATCCTGTTCCGCTATTTAAAACATATCCGCCTGACACAAATCTATCTAGGCTAAACTTATTAACAGCATCTCTACTGTATGCAGGTACTAGTGTAACTGCAATAGTTGATCTAGCTGGTGCCCAAGAACCATTTGCACCTATGTCGGCTTTGATATAGTCAACTTCGCCGGTAAGTTCAACGTTAAAACTTTGTACTATTACTGGAACATTATTAAAAACATAATCACCGTATCCGTTGAGTTTCACAACTGGAGGAGGTGTACCTTTATTAGCACTATCACCGTAAGCCATTTTAGTAATACTTTTTAAATAATGTGTTGCCGCTATCCAATATAATGCTTCTTTAGAATTTTCAACTGTAAATTCACCTGTAATTGTAAACTGATCAACTTGGGCCGCCTCGAAAGCATAGAAAGGATAATTACTATGAGTAGGTTGTAAAGCATTATAATTAGCAGAATGAGTTATGTAAACACTAGGTGTGTATGGAAAAACCATAGCATTGCCAGTTTCAGCTAATGGCGCAAGGAGAACACTATCAGTGAATGGATTAGTAGGAGGCAAACTTAGACGTACACGCCAATCGGTACTGTTAGTTGAATTCCAAACAGCATTTGTAAATGAACCATCAGGTTTTTCAGCGCCAGGAAGCAGGTTTACTGCTCTTAGAACTTTTCCTAAATTAGTATCGTCGAGATAATCGACAACACCTTGTTTAGCTCTTTCTACTATGCGTGTTCCGAAAGTTTGTTCTTCAGAACCTTGTCTAACATCTCTACCTTGTGCGGGATTGTTTGCCATAAGTTGTCTCCTATATACATTATTTAGTTGACAAAATTAACTGCATATATTATAATAGTAACATAATTTTAGGAGTTTCGATGAGAAAAGTTAATTATTTAAACAACAAGGACATTTTAGCGGAGATACACAAATCCAAAAGCTCTTTTTGCAGTTTTGTTGACCCTGAATACCATCAATTTGACATAATTTTACCAAGTATAGACAAAATCAATATTAGAACCATTGCAGAAGCAAAACGTAACAAAGCAAAAAGGCTTACTGTTGCAGAATTTGATAGAAGAAAACAAGCAGGAGAAAAAGTCAAGCAATCAGAATGCGAACACGACTATAAAAAAATTACAAAAGAAGAACTAATTTTTCGTATTATGAGTTTTGACCATATTCCAGACGAACCTGGTCGCAAGAAAAATCCTAAAACAGTAGCAGACACAAAAGTAAAACTAAACTTTCCTCCATTTCAGCACTACAAATTTAATGATGAAGGAGAACTAGTATGTGTTGGTAAAAGTCATTGGGTAGGAGGAATGGAAAATGGAAATTTTGATCTTAGATCAGGAAAAGCAACAGAAAAATTAGCAAGAATGTGGATGAAGTTGTGTGATAGATATGCGACTAGAGGTAATGTTCGCGGATATACCTACAATGACGAAATGCGAGGACAAGCGATACTACAACTTGCACAAATTGGACTACAGTTTGACGAGTCAAAGTCCAACAACCCGTTTGCTTACTACACTGCGGCGGTCACAAACTCATTTGTACGTGTTATCAACATTGAAAAACGCAATCAAAACATTAGAGACGACATCCTCGAAATGAATGACCTAAATCCTAGTTATACTAGACAACACGCCGGAGAATGGGAAGCCGCAGTTGCAAGAGAAAAGGCAAAAAGTACTAATAACGGTTGACATTGCTTTAAAAATAGCGTATTATATACTAGATCAATATGGAGAAATTACGTTTTGTTTAAAAAAGCGGCTGTGTTTACCGATATTCACTTCGGTTTAAAAGGAAATAGCAGAGTACACAACGATGATTGTGAAGAATTTGTAGATTGGTTTATAGAACAGGCAAAAGCTAACGGTTGTGAAACTGCAATCTTCTGTGGAGATTGGCATCATAACAGAAATAGTCTAAATCTAACTACAATGGATGCAACTATTCGAAGTTTAGAAAAAATAGGTAAATCTTTTGAGAAGTTTTACATGTTTGTAGGCAATCATGACTTGTATTACAAAGACAAGCGTGATGTAAGTTCAACTATATTCGGAAAACATATTGATGGTGTTACATTTGTAGATGAAATCTATGAACAAGACGATGTAGCACTTGTTCCGTGGCTTGTCGGCGACGAATGGAAGAAGATTGAAAAAATTAAAGCCAAATATATGTTTGGACATTTTGAACTGCCGAGTTTCTATATGAATGCTATGGTGCAAATGCCTGATCATGGTGATCTACGTGCTGAGCATTTTAAAAATCAAGACTATGTTTTTAGCGGGCACTTTCATAAACGTCAAGTACAAGGCAAAATACATTACATTGGTAATGCGTTTCCTCACAACTATGCAGATGCATGGGATGACGAACGCGGTATGATGATACTTGATAAAGAAAATGGTAAAGAACCTGAGTACATTAACTGGTGGAACTGTCCTAAGTATCGTACAACTACACTAAGCAAACTATTGGATCCAAATGCAGACATTATAAAACCTAAAATGTATTTGCGTGTTACTATTGATGTTCCTATTAGTTACGAAGAAGCACAGTTTATCAAAGAAACATATATTTCTCAATATAATTGTAGAGAAATAACACTAATACCGCAAAAACAAATTGAAGAAATTACAACTGACTTAGATATCTCAGCATTTGAAAGTGTTGACGAAATTGTATCTAAAGAAATAACTGCAATTGATTCAGAAAACTTTAACAAAAAAATGTTACTAGACATTTACAATGAGTTATAAATGATAAAAGTAAAAGATCTTACAGTAAAAAACTTTATGAGTGTGGGTAATCAAACTCAGGCTGTTGATTTCAACAGAGAAAAGTTAACGTTGGTGCTAGGTGAAAACTTAGATCAGGGAGGTGACGATTCTGGCTCACGAAACGGTACAGGTAAAACTACGATAATCAATGCATTATCCTACGCCTTGTACGGCCAAGCACTAACAAACATCAAGCGAAACAACCTTATCAATAAAACTAACAGTAAAGGTATGGTTGTTTCGCTTGACTTTGAAAAGGATGGACAAACATATAGAATCGAAAGAGGCCGTTCACCTACATTCTTAAAGTTTTATGTAAACGATCAAGAACAAGAAGCTGAAGACGAATCGCAAGGCGACAGTCGTAAAACGCAAGAGTACATTAATGACTTGTTAGGTATGAGTCATGACATGTTCAAGCATATTGTTGCACTGAATACATATTCAGAACCATTCCTTGCAATGCGTCAAAATGATCAACGTGCTATAATTGAACAACTTCTCGGTATTACTATATTATCAGAAAAAGCAGATGCTCTCAAAGAACAAATACGTGTTACTAAAGAAAGTATTACTCAGGAAACACTTAAGATAGATGCTATCAATAGTGCAAACGCACACATTGAAGATACTATTAAAAGTCTTAAAACTAAACAAAGTGCATGGAACTCTAAAAAACAACAAGATCTTGGAAGATTACAACAAGGATTAGATGAATTAGAGCATCTAGACATTGATGCAGAACTAGATGCACACGAAAAACTGTCTAGTTGGACAGAAATGAACAATGCTATTTTGGCTCTTAATAAAGAAAAAAGCACACTAGATGGTGCGTTACTACAAGCTGATAAACGTGTTAAAAAGATTGAAAAAGATGTCTTAGATCTTGAAGATGCAGTATGTTATACATGCGGACAATCACTTCATGAAGATAAAAAACAAGAAGTCTTATCACAAAAAGCAACCGAATTAGAAGAAGCAATAGCTTATCAGACTGATGTTACTAATAAACTAAACGGAGTATTAAAGAATCTCGACGACATTGGTGATATTAACGGTAAACCATCAACGTTTTACGAAACTGCTAAAGAAGCATACGATCATCGAAACAATGTGGATAATCTAAAACAAGCAGTTCGGACAAAAGAAGATGAAACAGATCCTTATGACAGTCAAATAAAAGAATTAACACAAGAAGCAATACAAGAAGTTGACTGGACACCTGTAAATGACCTTACAAATCTTAAAGATCATCAAGAATTCTTATTAAAATTACTTACAAACAAAGATAGTTTCATTCGTAAAAAGATTATTGAGCAAAATCTAGCATATCTAAACAACCGACTAACATATTATCTTGATAAACTAGGGTTGCCTCATCAAGTTCTTTTCCAAAACGATCTAAATGTTGAGATTACCCAACTAGGACAGGACTTAGACTTTGATAATTTGTCAAGAGGTGAGCGTAACAGACTTATTTTAGGTTTAAGTTTTGCATTCCGTGATGTTTGGGAAAGTTTATATCAAAATATTAATTTGTTATTCATTGACGAGTTGATTGATAGCGGTATGGACACAGCAGGTGTTGAAGGATCTCTTGCTGTTCTCAAAAAAATTGCACGTGAACGTGATAAAAATATTTTCTTAATCAGTCACAAAGATGAACTAGTCGGTCGTGTAAACACGATATTAAAAGTTGTAAAAGAAAATGGATTTACAAGTTATGAAAACGATTTGGACGTAGTAGAATGAGTTAATGTGTTATATTAGGTTACCATGAGTGAAATAAAAGACGATATACATGACCAACTAACAAAGGCATACATGGAATATTTTAAGGCAAACGAAAAGTTTGAGTCTAGAAATTCTGTGAGAACACATCGTGAAGCACGGAAATGGTTGCGAATTATTAGAAGTTTAGCAAAACAACGCATGGAAGAAATACATTCAAAACACACAACCAAAAAAGAAGGCAACAAAGAATAGGCACAGGTAAGTAAGTTCATGCAGTGGACTTACAAAGGCAAAGTAATAGACAAAATACCAGACGAGTATGAAGGCTTTGTATATCTCATAACCAATCTTAAAACTGGGCAAAAGTACGTAGGCAAGAAACTAGCAAAGTTCAAAACAACAAAACCTCCGCTAAAAGGCAAAAAGAACAAACGCAGAGGCTACAAAGAATCAGACTGGCGTGACTATTGGGGAAGTTCTGATAGATTAAACGCAGATGTAGCAAAGCTAGGCGAAAAAAACTTCACTAGAGAAATACTATACCTATGTAAAGGCAGGGGCGAAATGTCCTATATTGAGGCAAGAGAGCAATTTGACCGCCGTGTATTAGAGACGGATGAGTATTATAATGGAATTATTAATGTTAGAGTTGGCGGTTCCGATAAATTGCGCAAGGCTTTGCTAGAACACACCATCAAGGCAAAACAATCCAACACATAAGGTTAGCGGGCCAGTTTAGAAATACCGCTGTGGAAAAAGCACTCGTATAGAGGCACACGTAACACGTTGAGCGGCGTTCGGTAGTAGAGCGTTTGATTGACGTAGATGGAATGTTGGCTGTCGAAAAACTGCAAAGTACATAAAAACCGTATGCACAGGAACGAAGCAACGGGTAGCGCAAGCGATGTCGACGTAGGTTGGGAAAGGTCAGAGCCCATTGTACAGCAGAAAATACCTACTTCCAAGTCTCGGCTGTGACGAACTCACATGAAGCGAATTTTGAGACAGGCTGGAACCGTAACAGGTTCCGTCTGACTGAAACAATCTACATGAAACTTAGACGCTTTACTTCGTAAAGCGTTTTTTCATATATAATCACTTCTATCATACAAAACGAAGTGTATAGTTTGAGCGATAGCGAAAACAAATATCTACGAAGTAGATATTCAAAAAGATAACTAAATACATTATAAGTTAGGAAAAGATTAAGCCGATGAAAGTTTACGATATTGTTTCTCTTAGAGAAGATGAATTGCCAAACGCTAGTATGAGCGATTTGCGTTCTATGCAGTTTGTTGCTGACAAGCAAATATTACCTGATGGAAAAGTAAGAGTTTTATTACCAGATGGTCAAATCTTAGATTTTGCCGACGAGGCTGAACTAGAA